ACTCCAGCAGCTACAGAAATGCGTTTTGGCTTTGAAGTAACTATGTACGTAATGAATAAATAGTTATAGGCAATTGTGGATGCTCCTAGAAAGGAACATCCTCATCTGCACCTTCAACAGCAGGTTTAAGTCTTTCATCCGTTGCAACCATTGCTACAGCACCAGCAATAAATTTACCATTAGGACCTTCTTTAACCCAACCTGATAAAGTAAATTCAATACCATCTACATTTAACTTTCCTCTATAGTCTGGTCGTTTAGGATTATCACCTTTGTCATTCTTGTTTAACGTAAACGTGTTTGTTTTGTCATACTCAGCCATATACTACTCCTTAAGTTTTAAAATTGTTTGTTCTACTTCGTCTAGGAACTTTACTACTTCTACTTCTAATTGTCCAATAATATAAGAGTCATCTCTATCAACCCTAGCTACAAATAACTGTAGCTCTTCAGGAAAGTTAGGATTATAACTTACAAAATCTACCCATCTAGCATTGGTGCAAGCTAACTGCCATTGCATCTGTGGTATGTACTTACTAGGAACTGACTTACTGATAAGCGTATTAGTATGGGTAGTTTCTATAGGGCATTTAATCTCTATAAGACCTACATACTTACCTTCTTCTTCAGAATTTACAGCTCCGTCTGGACTAGCACCACTCATAGCAATAGTTGGATGGTCAAAGAAACCTACTTCTGTTACAGATACCCCTCTAGTTCTTTCATAAAGCTCCCTAGCAGCACTTTCTCTTTCAATACCATCTAGCATAGCTTGATTAACAAAACTATCGCCTTTCTTGCCTGTAATACGTTCTGATACAAGTTGGACAAGGTAGTTTTGACGAGATGTAGATACGCCTGTTTTAGTCTTGGCGATAACATCCGATATTCTGGATGCTGTCACCTTGCCTAATCGTTGTTGAAACCACTCTTCTGTGCGTTGTTCTATCATAGGAAGTCTTCTTTAGATACTAACTTGACAGGATTACTTTGTTGATGAATGGCATTAACTACTTCGTTAGCTGAAGCAAACTCTGTCCCACCTAATCCTAAAGCCGCCAAACATCTTCCAATTGCTGAAGTCTCACAGTTTTCTACATAAGATGTTCCATTGATTTGTGATGCTTTACGGAACTCCTGTGCATGACCTGTAGCAAATGTTTGTACTTGACCGCCTTCTAAGTGAACACCTGCATAAGCCTTAACAATACATTGTTCATCATCAATTTTAACTATTTCAGTAGTAAGAAAATAAGTAGGAAACTGTTCTCTAAATTCCTGAACTCTTAATGCTACTGTTTTATAGTTCTTGCCTTTAATATTAACTACACCTTGTTTAGTCATGCTTCTCTCCTGTTGTTGTAATTGTTGCTGGTGCTGTTCCATTTGCACCTGGTCGTAATGTTGTTGTTGACTCATTTTGTTCTCTCTCCCATTTGTCGTTATCTAGTTTAAGTTCGTCATTCAATCTCTTAAGAATATCTGCTATATGTTCTAGCATATAATTCTCCATGTAAAGTATGCTATAAAAATTATCATAAAGCAAATAATATATCTATTCATATTGCACCTGCTAACTTACCCATAACCAAAAGGCATAAGGCTACATAAACCCAGAATCCTATTGCTACTGCTATCATTGTTGAAATTTTCATGTCTCTCTCCTAAAGTTGACAAATGCACTTTAAACCCATAAAAAACACCTGTCAAGTATTTTCTAACAAATAAATAGTTTACAACTAGAATTAGTTATGTTAATGTTTTTTGGCATTATTAACTTTATGGAGAGTAACATGACACAAACTGAATTATTAGAAAAATTATTAGTAGCACAAACATCATTATGTAAAATACAAAATATTATAGATTCATCAGATACCCATTTAATGGATGGTGGTATAGAATTAGATGAAGAGGAATTAAGCACAATTTATGAACATATCTGTCAAGGTTTAGGAGACATGAATGTACAAGATTAAGAACTGGGAAAAGTTTAATCTATACAATCCTAAGAACCCACGTTATCAAAAAAAGATGACGTGGTTTAAGTTTTATGGTACGGATTACATAAATAACATAGATATACATAAGCTGTCTTTTGAACAAAAAGCTGTTTTAGTAGAGTTATGGTGTCTTGGTTCTGAAAGTGATGGTGTGTTACCAGACTTATTTGAAATAGCTTTTAGACTTCATTATCCTATTGATTTTGTTGATAAAATAACAAAAGAACTATTTACTAGAGGATTGCTAGTAGAAAACTACGAGCCTGTTAGGATAGAGAAGAGAAGAGAAGATAAGATAAGAGAAGATATATATGTCGTTAAAACGACCAATAGGTTTGAAGAATTTTGGGAAAGCTATCCTAATGTTCGTAAAGTAAATAAAAAAACATGTATGGAAAGATGGGCTAACAAAAACATTGACGCTATAGCAGATGAAGTGATAGGGTATGTAAACAAAATGAAAGATACTCAATCATGGAAAGATGGCTTCTCACCAGCTCCACTTACTTTGCTTAACCAGGAGAGATGGAATGATGGTGAAGGTCCACAAGAGCGTAAAGTTTGGGAAGGTGGCATTTAGTGAACATAGGCGAAGTAATAGATAAACTAACAGTAAGCCAATCAACAGTTCAAGAATTTTATAACGAGGGGTATGGACATGCAGAGTTTAAAGTTAAAAGTACGGATATATTTGCTGATGACTTGGTCAAGTATTTTGGTGAGGAAATTCATAGTGGCAAATCACTTGGCTGGGTTAAGACGGAAGATAAGTTCAGGGTTAGGGCTTCGGAACTAACAATTCTTACCGGTGTATCAGGTCATGGTAAGTCTATGTGGTTATCACAAGTTGTATTAGCTATGATGAAACAGAATACAAAATGTTTAATAGCGTCTTTAGAAATGAGACCTGTGCTTACATTAGCTAGAATGATTACCCAGGCATTAGGTTCACCTGAGCCAACAGATGATTACATACATAAGTTTTGTGAACGTGCTAAAGACAAGTTATATATATACGACCAAACAGGAGTAACTACTTCACAAGATATGGTAGCTACGTTATACTATGGTAAACATATTTTAGGTGTAGAAGTTTTTGTGATAGATAGTTTAATGAAGCTAAATGATATTTCTGAAGAGTCACTAGATGCACAAAAAAGGTTTGTTAATACTTTGGCAGTAGTATGTCGTGATTTACAGATACACATATTTTTGGTTGCACATACACGCAAGATGAAAGATGAAACTGATATACCTGATGCAACAGATTTAATGGGTTCAAGTCATCTGCGCAATTTATGTGACTCACTAATCTTATGCTGGCGCAACCGCAGTAAAGAAAAATTAATAGAGTTAGGAAACACATCTGAAGCTGAGTTAAAGATTATTCCAGATGCAAAGGTCTTTGTTCAGAAGCAGCGTAATGCACAATGGGAAGGTTCATTTAACTTTTGGTTTGACCAAAAAGGTTTACGATATAACGAGAGTCCACCAAGATGAAATTAGATTTAATTACTAATAAAGATATTATTCAAAACGATATTAATAACAACGATGAGTTTTATACTCCAAAATATGCTATAACTCCATTGTTAAAATATTTAAAACCCAACAGCAAAATTTGGTGTCCATTTGATACGCACGAAAGTTTATTTGTAAAAACATTCAAAGAACATGGACACACAGTAATACATACACATAAGTTTAATGGAGAAAACTTTTTTACATACGAGCTGTTTGATAACTGTGACTACATAATTTCTAATCCACCATATTCATTAAAATATGAGGTATTTAATAAACTATTTGAGTCTAAAAAACCATTTGCTATGTTAGTTGGTGTTGTTGGATTATTTGAAAGCCAAAAAAGATTTGGGTTATTTAAAAACAATGATTTTGAAGTCATGTACTTTAACAAAAGAATTTCTTATTTTAAAGACTATTCAGATGTTAAACCAAAACTTAATCCACCATTTTCAAGTGTATATGTATGCCATAACATTTTGCCAAAACAAATTGTTTTTGAGGAAATAGACAAATGACAATAAATGAATTTATCAAGCAATGTAAAAAGCTATTCGGAAATGATATAGAATACAAAGCAACTTCTAAAGACGGACAAGTATTTAAAACGAAAGGATGGAGAGATGATAAAGTGGTCGCTAACGAAAGACAACTTGCCAATGCTAGTGGAGAAGTTAAAAGCACTTGACTTTACTCATAGATGGAGAGTAACAGTAACAGATGCTAAAGCAAACCGTAGCCTAGAACAAAATGAAAGACTATGGGAACTGTATACAAGCATAGGTAATCATTTAGGTATTGAGAAAGATAAGATACACGAACTCATGGGATATAAATTCTTACGCTACCAAACTGAAGTAGCAGGTATGCCTGTAGAACTTATAAAGTCAACAACTAAACTAACCACAAGTGAGATGACAGAATACCAACAACAAATAGAGGTATGGGGTCAGACTATGGGTTGGGGTTGGGACTACTAATGAAGATATTAATAGCTTGTGAGTTTAGTGGAACTGTAAGAGAAGCATTTACAAAGTTAGGTCATGATGTAACTTCATGTGATATTGAGCCAACAGATATTCCAGGTAA